GTATAATGTCAGGACAATTTCCAACATCTCCTAATTTTAGAAGTTTAAATTTTAAAGATAATAGACCTACATTATTGAATCAGACTTTATCAGGTAAAAAACAAGTCAGACAAATAGGTAGTCAATATTTTTCTTTTACAGTGCAAATGCCACCTTTACAACAAGAAAAGGCTCAAGAAGTATTTGCATTTTTACAAAAACAAAAAGGTTCTTTTGAGGACTTTACTATAGTCGCACCACTAGATAATTTAGGTGCTGGTAAAGCAGAAACAGATATACAAGTAGTTGGAGCTCATACATCAGGAGATGCTTCTATTGCTTTAGATGGCTTCTCAGCTAGTCAGACAGGTGCTTTAAAAGCTGGTGATTTAATTAAGTTTGCCAATCATAGTAAAGTCTATATGGTTCAATCAGATATTGATTCTGATGGTAGTGGAGCATTAACTGTTCTAATATCACCAAATCTAGTAGCATCTCTAGCAGATAATGAAGCTGTTACTGTAAATAAACCTAGTTTCACTGTTTATCTTGAAAATAATGAGATTATGTATTCAACAGATGCTAGTGGTTTTTATAGTATTTCATTTGATGTTAGAGAGGTTATAACCTAATGCCTAGAAGTTTATCATCTGCTTTACAAACCCAAGTATCATCAACAGCAACTAAGACAGCTTTCTTGGTTGAATTAAATTTATCATCTACTATTAGATTAACTGATTGGTACACTAATCTTAGTTATGATTCTAATAGCTATGAAGCTGGTGGTTCTTTTTTAACAGTTGATTCAACAACTGAAACAGGCCAATTACAAGTAGATGAAATAAATCTAGGATTTTCAAATATTACTGACCAAGTTAGGTCTTTAGTACAAGATGGTGCATTTACAGATAAGACAGTAGAGATTTACATAGCTTATTTTAATTCAGATGAAACTATTGTAGGTGCAATAAATTATTTTACAGGGCAAATAAGAAATGTAGCAATACAAGAAAACATTAATGATTCAACTTTAAGCATGACTGTTGCTTCACATTGGGCAAACTGGAATTTAACTAAAGGCAGACATTTTTCTGATGAATCACAACAATCATTTAGCTCAGGTGATAAGGGTATGGAATTTGCTACACAAACTAAGTCAGATGTTAGGTGGGGAATGTAAATGGGAAATCCATTCGTAACATTTTTCAATTGGGTAGTAACTACTTGGAAAGCTGCTGATACTTTAGGTAAAATAAACATGGTTCTTACTGCTGCAACTCTTGCAGTAGGTGTTAAAGGGTTTATGCAAGCAAGACAAATGCTTGCTAAAGGTCAGGATATCTTAGCTAACAAAACCTCTGCTGGTGGAAAAATTCCTGTTATCTATGGAACTAGAAGAGTTGGTGCTCAGATTATCTATATGGATGTATCTGCAAATGATTCAAGAGATTTATATGTGGTCTATGCTTTATCGGTTGGTGAATGTGATGAAATACTAGGAAGAACTATTGAGCTAGATGGTAATCCTTTAACTGATTCTGCTAGATTTAGAGATGGTGGTTATATAGGCTCAGATAAAATATCTTCAGGAGCAGGTTCATTAAATACAGTTTCACAAAATGGTACTGGTATTGATGCTGGTGCTGGTCAATTTGGTACAAGTCCTACATCAAAATATAGATATGTTATGAACTTACATCATGGAGCTGCATCACAAACAGCAGACCCAATGTTGGTTGCATCTATGCCCAATTGGACTTCAGCACATAGATTAGATGGTATTTGTTATATAGCTGCTCATTATGGTTATGATAAGGAAGGTATTTGGTCAGGAGTTCCACAATTAACAGTACAAGTAAGAGGTAAAAAGGTATTTGACCCAAGAGATTCAGGTCAAACATTTGGAACTGTATCTACTTATGAATATTCAGATAATCCAGCTTTATGTTTCTTAGATTACATTACTAATAATGAATATGGTAAAGGTCTAACACAATCACAAATTAATATGTCTACTTTTAGCTCTGCTGCTAACGTTTGTGATATTTTAGTTGACCAGCCTTATTTTAATGGAACAGCACAATCACTTACTTGGAGTGGTACTGCTGGTGATGATTTTATAACTATTAGTGGTACTGATGCTAATTTGAACTGGTGGCAAAATAAAATAGGTGAGCAAATATATATTTATGATGCTAATGGTGATGGTGTTATAGATGGAGCAGACATAAAGGAAATACAAAGAAATGAATTTTATGATTCTAATGAAGAATATATTGTTTATATCAATGACACATTAGATTCAACTTATTCATCACAAACAGGCTCATCTTTATTGAAAGTAAAAAGATTTCATTGCAATGGTTATTTAGATACTAATAAAAATGTAATGGAAAATGCTAAAGAACTTCTTGCTAATATGAGAGGTATTTTTCTTTATATTAATGGTCAATACGAATTATCAATAGAAGATACAGGCACTTCTTCATTTAGTATTAATGATAATCACATTATCTCTGATGCTGGTATATCAGTTGATTATGGCAATAAAGACAAAAAAGCAAATAAAGTTATTGTTGAATTTTTTAATGCTAATAAAAAATACGAATTAGATACAGCTACAGTTTTACATGATGCTACTCCTGAATATTACTCAGATGACAATGATGAGATATTAGAAATTAAAGCTGAGTTTCCATATATAAGCGACCCATATATTGCTTACAACATGGGTAAAGCAATATTAACTAGAAGTAGAAACCAAACAACTATGCAGTTTTTAGGAACTCCTGAGATGTATAAGTTAAATGTAGGAGATATAGTAGATTTAACTTATGCAGGTTTAGGATTCTCAGGTAAAGTTTGTAGAGTTGAAGCATTAGAATTACAGTCAAGTGGTTTAGTTGCAGTTAGTTTAATAGAATACTTTGATGTTTATACATGGGAAGTACCACCTCAAGAACCAGTAGAAGAATTAGCTAACTTACCTTCTGCTTATGCAGTTAAAGCTCCAACTAATATTACTTTTACTGATACTGATTCTAGTTCTACAGGTAGACCATTTTTATCTTGGGATGAACCAACAGATTTTCCTGACTATCAATATAGGGTTAATGTTGTAGATAGTTCTAGCAATCAAGTTTTAAATAGAATAGTAGATGTAGAGAATTGTGATTTAAACTTTTTACCTGTCGATTCTAATTATGTTGCAAGTGTGACTTCATTAAATGTATTAGGTTCAGAATCAGATGCAGCCACTTTAACCTTTACTATTGGTGATGCTCCTACTGCTACTGCTGATATTCAAGATGATGCTATTGTTACTGATAAAGTTAATGATTTAGCAATCACTACAGGTAAAATTGCAGATTTAGCTATAACCAATGCAAAGATAGCTAATGCAGTTATTGATTCTGCAAAAATTGCTGATGCTAGTATTACAACTGCAAAGATAGCAAATTTAGCTGTTACTGATGCAAAGATAGATTCATTAACAGCAAATAAACTTACAGCAGGTACTATTGATGCTTCAGTAATTACAGTAACTAATTTAGATGCAGATAATATTAGTACAGGTACTTTAAGTGCTGACAATATTCAAATAGACAACGTCACTTTAGATACTGATGGTAGTGGAAATTTAATAATTAAAAGTGGTGGTGTTGGAACTACGCAAATAGCTAATAATGCTATTACAACAGTTTTAATAAATGATGATGCTATTACTACAGCTAAAATAATTGATGATGCTGTAACTAATGCTTTGATAGCTACTGATGCTGTAAATCAAGATAGTATTGCAGCCAATTCAGTAACAGCTTTAGAAATAGTAGCTAATACTATTACTGCATCAGAAATAGCAGCAAATACAATAACAGCAGCACAAATAGCTGCTAATACTATTACAGCAGGACAGATAGCTGCTAATACAATAACAGCAAGTCAAATAGCTGCTAGCACTATTACTGCAACTGAGATGAATGTTTCTAATTTATCAGCTATTTCTGCTGATATGGGTTCTATTACAGCAGGTGACATGAATATTGGCTCAGGTAATTTTACTGTATCTTCAGCAGGAGTTATGACTGCTACTGGTGCAACAATATCAGGAGCAATAACTGCTACAAGTGGAACATTTGCAGGCAGTCTTAGTTCGGCAGATGGTACTTTTACAGGTACTCTTAGTGGTGTAGATGGTACTTTTTCAGGTAGTTTAAGTTCTGCGGATGGAACTTTTACAGGTGCTTTAAGCGGTGGAACTATATCTATTGGTTCAGGTAATAGTATTTTTAAAGCAGATAGTAATGGTATTTATTTAGGTAATGCAACATTTGGCTCTGCTCCATTTAGAGTGACTCCAACAGGTGCTTTAACAGCAACTAATGCAACTATAACAGGTGATGTTACAGCTACAAGTGGTACATTTACAGGTGACATAGTTGCTAATAATCTAAACATAACAAGTGCAACTGTAACAGGCAGTCTAAGTGCTGATAATATTCAAATAGATAACGTTACTATTGACACTGATGGTAGTGGCAATCTAATTATTAAATCAGGCGGTGTAGATACAACTCAATTAGCAGACTTAGCGGTTAATAACGATAAGATTGATAGCATATCAGCAACTAAGATTACTGCTGACCAATTAGATTCAGCAAGAATTAATGTTGATACTCTTAATGTTAAGAGCTTTGACAATGTTAGTTCTACGATTGTTAGTCATGTAACAGCAGGAACTAAATTCCCACTTGGAAGAGAAAGTCAGGCTTATGTTCAAAGAACTTCACCATATACAGGTAGTAATGCTTCATTTGTTCCAGTAACTATTACTCAAGTTAGGGATAATGCAGGTTATGTTGCTATATTCTCAGGAGTTTTAGGTGATGTAAGCGGCGGTAGAGTTCAGTATTCTTTAGATAATTCTACTTGGACTAATGCAACTGGTAATACTAATATCTCTTGGAGTGCTGGAACTTATAGAGGATATACTTATGTTTATACAGGACAGATAACTACTTTATCTGCATCACAATCTACTGTTTACTGGAGAGTATACTTTTCAGGGGCTTATAATCATACTCAGCTTTCACTTAATGTAATGATGGATAATACAAGATAATGAATATATTTACTATATACAATTTAGATACAGGAGAAATAGAACATTCAACTTCTACTGTTGCAGAAATAAATGAAGTAGGTTTAACAGAAGGACAGGGTATTATTGAAGGCAGCTATCAACCTAATGAATATAAGATAGTTGATGGCGAAGCAGTAATAAGAACTGATAATACACTAGAGATATTAAGAAACAAAAGAAACGAATTATTAAAAGAATCAGATTGGACTCAAGTAAATGACTGTCCTTTATCTGATTCTAAAAAACAAGAATGGGCAACATATAGGCAATCATTAAGAGATTTACCATCTACACATCAGTCAGTCAATAATATTGCTGATGTAATATTTCCAAGTATCCCTGAATGATTTAAGATATATAAAATAGGATTTTATTATGGCACAACACGATTACAACATAGCAAACCAGTCAGGTGCAGATTTTAGAGCAGATTTAAACAATGCTTTATCTGCTATTGTGACAGTCAATAGTGGAGCAACTGAACCATCAACTACATTTGCACATCAATTATGGGTAGATACAGCTAATAGCGAATTAAAGATAGGAAACACTGCTGATAATGCTTGGATTACTACAGGTGTTAGTATTACTGCATCTAATACTTTTACAGGTGACTTAACAGGTAATGTCGTTGGTAATGTCACTGGAAACCTAGTCGGAAATGTCACTGGAGACTTAACAGGTAATGCTGATTCTGCTGATACTCTAAGTACAGCAAGAACCATATCTTTATCAGGAGATGTTGTAGGTTCAGCTTCTTTTGATGGTAGTGCCAATATAGATATAGATACAGTAGTTCAAATTAATTCAATTACTTTAGGTACTGATACAACTGGTGATTATGTTGAATCACTATCAGGTGGAACTGGTGTAACAGTAACAGGTGGAACTGGTGAAGGTTCTACTCCTAGTATTGCTATAGGACAAGCTGTAGCTACTACTGATGATGTTACTTTTAATATTATTACAGCAAGTGAAGAATTTATAGGTGATTTAGAAGGTGGTATAAGATTTAATGCTAAAGCAGATGGTGCTTTAAGCAAAGGTGATGTAGTTTATATATCAGGCGTATCAGGTGATGTGCCAACAGTCGGTCAGGCTAAAGCTGATGATGCTTCTAAAATGCCTGCATTTGGATTAGCTTTATCTGATGCTAATGATAATGCTGCATTACAAGTAGTTACTTTTGGTACTATTGAAGAATTAGATACTTCAGGCGTATCTGAAGGACAAATACTTTATGTATCTACAACAGCAGGTGCTTATACAACTACAGTCCCAACAGGTGAATCAGCACAAATACAAAACATAGGTAAAGTTATTAGAAGTCATGCAAGTGCTGGTTCAATAAAAGTAGGTGGAGCTGGAAGAAGCAATGCTACGCCTAACTTAGATAATGGCAAGATATTTATAGGTAATGGTTCTAATCAATCATCAACAGCAACACTTGATACTTCTATAGTCGTTGAAAATACCAATCTTTACTATACAACTACAAGAGCAAATACAGATTTCGATACTAGATTAGCTACTAAAGATACAGGTGATTTAACAGAAGGTAGCAACTTATATTACACAACAGCTAGAGTTAATTCAGATTTTGATACTAGATTAGCTACTAAAGATACTGGAGACTTAACTGAAGGCTCTAATCTTTATTATACAGATGCAAGAGTTAATTCTGCATTTGATACAAGACTTGCTACTAAAGATACTGATGATGTTTCAGAAGGAACTACTAATTTATATTACACATCAGCAAGAGCAAATACAGATTTTGATACTAGACTTGCAACTAAGTCTACAACTGATTTAGCAGAAGGCACTAATTTATATTACACATCAGCTAGATTTGATTCAGCTTTTACATCTAAAGATACAGATGATTTAAGTGAAGGGTCAACTAATTTATATTACACAACTGCAAGATTTGATTCTGCATTTGGTAATAAAACAACTTCTGATTTAACAGAAAACACAAATTTATACTATACAGATACAAGAGCTAATTCAGCTATAGATG